CCAGCATCGTCATTATCAAATAAGATAATAAATCTACTATACTCACTCTTCAGTTTCACTACCAATTGTTCGGGCATTTTGTTAGTCTCGGCTTGAGGCGCAATTGACTCATACCCGACAGATTCCAAACACATAACATCTTTCAGAGACTTTGTAATAATCAAAGTTCTCTGTCTATACTCTAACTGATTGTAACCTTGAATTAACTCGCTTTTTGCGTTGCTCATCCATTTGTAATTACCTTTATCTGATAAGGGTCTGTAAATTTTTACAGCGTTGTTATCAAACTTATAGGCATATACAGGGTTAACTACATCATATGTAAATATAAGACTTTTATTTAGAAAAACATACTTACAACTAAAAACATTATACTTTTTAAGTATAGTCTCAGTTATATTATATCTTTTCCAATATTCTAAATCTATTTTTGTAAAGAGTTGAGGTTTAAATTGTATTAATGATGAAGATTTTTCTTTGTTTATTTTACTTTTAAAAGATTCAAAAGTCACAGGTCCACCAATAGTAACAGCTTCTAAACTATTACCAAGACCGAGTCTCATGTCTCTATTAATTATCTGCAGCGCTTCATAAAAGTCTGCATTGTGTAATAACATAACAAGATCGAAGCAAGTACCTTGTGAACCATTAAAATCTTTAAATCTAGGTTCACCCGAGGAAGTATAATATAAAGCAAAAGAAGGATTTCTCTCTTCTCGTAAAGGACTAAGATAAAGTTTGTTAGGAACGTAGTCAAAACCAAGATAATATCGTAAGACATCATCTTGGCTGACTATGTTCAAAACATTTTCTTTATCAAGTTCCCCTACATAAGCTTGTATCTTACCTAGGTCGTACTTCATAAACTAATTAAAATGGCAAATCTGAGCTATCAGATGTTGCAGCTTGAGCAGTTGCTTCTTGTGCACTCTTTTCCATTTTATCATACTGAGTAATACGCAGTTTAGTCTCAGGAGACAGTTGCATATCCTCGATAAAAGGACAAAAGTTAGGTAAAGAAGAGTAGTCTTTCCAGTTGTAAACAACTTTTAGTCTTACTTTCTTACCAGCATAAGTAGTTCCTAATGAACGAATAACGCCATCACATAGCTCACCAAAAGAGTTACCTTGAACTTGGAATAAGTTTTCAGGAACAAATTTAGTACAGATATGCTTTACACGCATCAACATAGAATTAACTCTACGTGATACAGCCTCTTGAGTAGTCTCTCCTGGCTTAGGTGTAATTCTTTCAGGATCAATGTCCCACTCTGTGTGCTTAAGTGTGTTACCACTAGCATCTTCAAATGCAAACTCTAGATAAACACTACCATTGCTAGCAGTCTTTTTTTCTACAGATGTCATTGTGCAGTCATCTTGGATTCCTACAGGAATACTTGTTGTTCTAGCACTTTCTTGTACTTTCAAATCTGAATTAATGTTGTACATAATAATATAAAATAATAATTAATTAATTAACCAAAGAAGTCAAAATCTTCGTCTTCTTTTTCTTCATTTACTTTACTTTCTACCGTGTCAGAAGTTGTGTCTTCTGTAGGTAGATTCTCGAATGTAGTATCTTCTACAATATTAGGCTCGATAGCTCCCGTAGGAACTTCAATCTCAATTGTATCAGCTATTACAGCTTCTGTTTCAGGCATTTCTGAATCAGTCCCTTCTATTACAAAGAATTTGTAATCAGGAAACTCATCAAATGTCTCAAACAATTCATTTACATACACATCGTGGTCTCCCAATGTTGGAAGATCGAGTGTAGATCTCACATCTCTGTTGTGAGGAACGTTTTTAATGTAACCTTGTGTGTTAACTGCTACGCCATCACCATCTACAGCTTTGTAGATAGCGAGAGACTCGCTGTCATTTTCAGGATACGCAAACCCAACTCGGTTATCGCCTTTTGCAATACCTAGTCGAGAAATAAGTGCAGGAGATAATTTAAACACACCAGCGCTTTTAACGCTGATAATTAGATTATCACCATAGGAATTTAGTCTTTCTACTTTTTTACCTACTAATCTCATAATTTAATTTAGTTATAATATTCATTTACTTTTTCTATGACAGTTTTAATGTCATTATCAATTTTAAATTCAAACATATCACGTGGACTTTTGGCAGTTGTAGTACCATCAGATTGTGTAATAAATTTGTATTCACGGTTACCCTCAGGGCTTGTAGACACAGCAGTAAACAAAACAACAGTAAACATGCCTTCCATTGTAATTACATTGTCAACAAGTTTACCGACAGTCTTGAACTTAAGACGTCTATTACCATTCAGGTCAGTAGATTGCTCTGCGTGGCCAATCATAATAAAAGATATATCATCTCTCATATTTTTACCACCTGTTGCAATCTCCCATGCATGTAAACCAATGTCAGTGAACTTATCAAAGCCACGTTCGTTAGCTCTACGCATGTACTCGTTAGCCATTACATATTGAAAGTCATCTACAACTACAGTTTTAATATGAGGCATGTTATCAGAAACATGTTTCATAGTTTTAACTATAGCTCCAGCATCGTCTGTCTCTATATAATTACCTTGAGGATTATCTTTAGATAATGTAGCATAAGAATTTTTCCAACCTCTAAAAGGCATAGGTTTCTTACCCACATTAATAATAAAGGTAGAATTTGGGTCTAGGTGTTCTAGACTCGTGGATTTACCAGTACCACTTTCGCCAATAATTAAAATTTCTTGGGCCATACTACTATAATATTAGGGTTATTAATTAATTTCATTAAGATATATTAAATTGGAGTTTTCCAGGTTCATAATACTCATCTACTCTACTATATTGTAAATTGTCAGTCATACTTAGAACAACACCTGACTCGCCATCACGGTTTTTAATAAGATGCCAGTATATCATGGCTTGCTTACTATTTAAAGGGTTGACAATAGGTAAGTTGTTAGGACCGTAAGTCTGCATATTTAACATATAAGGTTTATGAGAAATCATTACATAGTCAGAACCATGAAAGACTGCATCGCTCCCGAAAATATCTTTCTTCATAGGATAATGAAGCATAGGATTTGATAAACGATCCGCAGACTCTATCTCACGGTTTAACTGACTGAGTGCCACAAAGATACATTTTATTTTCTTCTTAACAAACATAAACATCTTATATAATCTAGATAAGAGTTCACGTTCTGACTCACGTTGTCGACCCTTAGTCAACAGTGTGTGGTCAAGAAAAATAACAACACCAAAGTCATCACCATGTTTCTTTATTTGTTCTGTATGAAATTTCATAACAGTATCGTAGACTTGCTCTACAGTACCAGGACTATCTACGTAAAATATATCATAGTTATCAGCAATACTATCAGCTCTATCTTTTACAAGATTGTAATCATCATCAGATAGATTGTTTTCAGCTGAATACAGCTCAGATACAGTCTTATCAAGTTTAGAACTAATCTTACGACCAACCTGCTTTAATGCTAGCATCTCGAAATTAAACGATAATACAGCAAAATTCTCATTAGGATTTCTATCAAACAGACTAGTCTCTAGTTCGTTTGCAATAGCAGACTTACCAGAACCAGACATACCACCTATAGTTACAATTGTATTCCAATCTAAACCACTCATAGTAACTTTGTTAAATTTATCCCACCTAGTCTCAAGAGACTGTTCTAGACCTTGTCTACGTTTTTCAATATAATCTAAAGCTTCATCGCTAGCTTGTCTAATATGTGTATACTCCATCGAGTTAGACCATTCTGCCTCCATAATTAATTCTATTTTCAGGTTCATTATTATTTATATCATCTATAACATCTGCCCATATCTCCTGTTTAAGAAAATTAAGCATAGTTTTAATCCAGCATAGATCACCACGTTTATTTTTTGTATCTATATAGTGAGACACAGCTCTTTGTAAATCAGTGGTAGATACTCTACCAGATCGGAGTAATTTTACATACTCATCTTTACATAGTTTTCTATTCTCACGTAAATAAGATTCTTTACCGTTGTGACGTAATACTTTACGAGGATATGTATCACAAAATACTTGAAAGTCTTGTTCATATGCGTCTAATGCTATTGTTTCAACATCTTCATCTTCAGATAAAAGCATCTCAGACTTAGCATCATCAAAGCTATCAACAAGGCTTTTAATAAATATTTTATTTTTACGTGTGCTTTTTAGATTGTCAAAACGACACTCCTCAAAGTCACAGTCTTCTATGAGGGCCAAATAACCACTACGGAGCAGCCCTTGGATTTCTGTCCAGTTGAATTTGAATTTTTCATCATATTTATTTAAAGATTCTATTTTATTATACGCGTAACAATACAGTACAACATATTGTTGTATGGTTAGGTTGTTCTGTATTAAAAATGTTATAAAGGGGCTACCAATCGGAATCATCTATGTCATGCATAGCTACTTCACGAGCGTCATCCCAGTTATTAAGATAGCCATACTCTACCTTACGAGATTCTAATTCGTAATCTTCTTTTAAATATATTACTTTTGCGACCTTAGTAGGATCAGAGGTTTTCACCCCTACTAACTTTTTGGGTCTCTTGTTCAACTGTTGTTTCGATTGATTGTTCTTTTCCATATTGCATTGCTATTATAATTAAAATAAAATAACCCGCTAGATCCCACAAGGAATCAACAGTCTTGTCCGTAATACCACCGTTTTGTATACGATGAAGTTTATCATCTATGCGGCAGCATAATCCAAATTGTTTAGGTGTAAGAGTTTGCATATTTTTTTTAGTAGCAAAAATAGCATCACCTTGTGTTGCTGAATCACCATAATCTGCATTCTTCTCTAACAACAAATTAGTAAGCTTCTCACCAATCTGTTTTATTAAATAACTTGTACTATACATTTTTTAAATATTCTCTAATTCTACTTTCACTTTTATCTAATACTTCAGCAATATTCTTTACAGACATACGCTTAGCTCTTAACTTTTTAGCTATAGTAGCTAGTTTAATAACCGACAAGCTTTTTAGCTGTGTCCATTCTTTAGTTGCACTGTTCCAGTTCATATTTCTATATCATTAATTGATTCTATCCATTCAGCTTGAAAATCGTCTTTAGTTCTTTTACGAACCCATTTAACCTCTTGAGTACCTCGTACATATAGATTTACATATAAGGCAGTTTTACCTTCACGTAAACGTAGTGTACGACCTGTACGCTGTATGCCGTCTAAAGCTTTAGAACTACCAGCACAGCAAATACCAAGAGAACAATCAGGTACATTAAGACCAGCATTCAATGCTTTTACAGAGCTAATAACTCTTTTCTTTGTCCTGCCGTCACCAAAAGACTTAAGAGATTCTCTTTTCTCTTTTAATTTCATTTTAGAATGAAATGTTACACATATATCTCCAAGTTTATCATGGAGCTCGGTTGCAAAATCAATAGACTCAGAAAACACCAGTGCTTTCCTATCGCTATATTTATCTATAAGCTGTTTAGTTATATCTAACTTAGAACTAGCAGAGTAACATAATTTCTTACGTCTCTGCATCATTATGTAAAATATATTAGCCCATTTCTTTTGCTCAGCGTCACCGCTGTTACGGTATATAGTTGCATTTTTAAATGCATCAAACCTTCCACCAAGAAAATTAGTAGCTTTATTAAATATAGCGTCTACTCTACTATATTCTTTGGCCTCTTCTTCTGTGAAGTTAACGCCCAGGTTATATAGTTTGTATTCAGATATTAAACCAAGATCTAAAGCTTCGTTAATATCAGTTTCGCATGTTAATGGTGCTACTGAGTATAAATATTTTTTGTATTCATCATTCTCAGGTGGTGTCGCAGTTAAACAATATATGTTTGCCCACGCATTGTTCTCGTAAAATTTCCTATACTCAGGAGAAAGTGTTGTGTGCACCTCATCTATAACTACAATATCCCATGATCTATTGACCATTTTATATGCAGATTGTATACATTGAAATTCTACTTGTGGTATTAAATGTGTACAGTTCCAGTTACGAAACTCATTTATCCACTCGTTATCTCTAAGGTTTTCTGTTGGTACAATTACAAGAGCTTTTTTATGAGGACTATCTTCTAGTATGTCTAGTATAGCTAGTAATCCCATCCGAGTCTTACCAAGACCCGTTGCTGCAATTGAAGTACCAAACCTACCTTTGGATTGCCAAGCAGCGAGATGTTTTTGCTGCTCTTTATCCTTTAGCAAATTTAGTTTATGCTTCATATGAATAAGGTTTATATCTAATTAATTGTTGATAATATAATTTACGGTTTACCTTAATAGGTTTACCTACAGGAAGATAATTACCTTCCTCACACTCTCTCAGTGTAGCGATCTTTAATATCATTGGAGATTCAGCCTCTATCATATCAAAGTCGCTTACATCTGGAAATAAAAAACAAGTACTACTTAGTCCATTCATCAGTTACAGTATAATCTACAATCATGTCGACATCTTTGCAGATTCTTTTACCTGCTAGCTCCATAATTGTACGTTGAGTTTCTACCCACTGGTCTACAAAATCTTCTCTTACCTCACACCCTATCTCGTCATGAACTTGAGTAATCAGTTTTACTCTATCGAATAAGTTATGCTCACGTATGTGTTCATACATAAGTGCTAAGGATAATTTGATCATATCAGCTCCCGTGCCTTGAATAGGTGTATTCTTGGATGCACGTTCTATCTCGCCTAATCTGATAGATCTGTCTCTACGTGTGTAAGTATTGAGTTTGTCCCAGTCTTCAAACCATCTAATTCGTCTAAACGGTCTGAACGTACGAATATAACCATTTTTCTTACCATAATTACCTAATCTTGATAAAAACTTTTGTATATCAGGTAAAGCTTCAAAGTATTTATCTATAAATTTCTTTGCTTCTTCAGGTGTTGTACTCAGTGTATCAGCTAACTTAAACTCTGACATACCGTAAGCTAAGCCAAAATTAATAGTTTTAGCTACATCACGGTAAGATTTACCACGTAAAAAGTCAGGCTTATCTTTAGCTTGAGATATATCTACATCAAATACAAGAGCAGCAACTTTACCATGCACATCTTCGCCATTAGCAAAAGCATTTAACCACACAGGATCTTGCGAGCCTTGGGCAATAAGTCTTAACTCTTGGCCTGAATAATCCATAGTAACTATCTTCCAGCCAGCTTCAGCTTTAAATGCATTACGATAACGTATGTCTGCAGGTATATTCTGCATATTAGGAGCTTGTGACGGGCTAGTCTTACTACGTCTTTGTCCAGAAGACACACGACCTGTATTCAAGATCTGCCAAAACATTGTATGTACTCTACCAGAAGTCTTATTTATATGCTTAAGGAAATCTAAACCATAAGTTGTAACTAACTTGTATTTTTTACGATAGTCTATAATAGTTTTTATAAGAGGATAAGCTTTTTGTCTTTTGTACAAAGAACGCATACTTGTATCTTCTATCGTAGGATCTAGCTCAGCTATTACCTTAGAAACTTGAGTGGGGCTAGACCATAAAACAGATGTTTCTTTGAGATCTCCCCCAAACATGTCTAACTGAATGCCAGGTAGTTTAAACCTGCTCAGTCTTTCATCTGTTAATATGTGATTATCTAGCTCACTCTCAAGATCCTTGGAGGAGGTTGAAGCGCTTAACGCAAGGTTAGACCATTCGTTTGAGTCTAGTTTTATACCGTTGTATTCAACTTCGGCAAAACCAAACATAGCACGATTTTCTAAACCAAGTACCTCTTCTAGTTCTAGTTTTTCAATCTCTACAAGTTGCTTATCGCGTATACCTTGTAAATACACTACATCTAATGCACCGTATTCTATTTGACTAAGACTAAAAGGTGCTCCACCCTCTATTTTAGAGAATTGATTTCTAACATCTTTCTTAAGCTCTATGCCCAAGTATCTTTGAGTTAATGCAGCTAAACCATAACCAGGTTTTACTTTACCACACTTAATCAAACACTCGGCTAACATAGTATCATATACATTGTTAAGTCTGATGTTAAAAGAAGAAAGAATAAACTTGTAGTCAAATTTAGCATTCTGCAGTATTTTAACAATAGTTTTACTCTCTAGCACACCTCTTAAAGGTTCTACTCCTACATATCTAGTGTCAATAACAAACTGCTTGTCTTTTGTGCCAATTTGAAACATAATAACCTTATCTGTATTAAAGTCAACACCATTAGTCTCAGTATCTAAACCAAGAACTTGTTGTTGTTCACAATAAGCAACCACATCCTCTATCGAACAGCATTGTATATCTGAACATAGAGAGAGGTTATTCCCTACAAAATAAATATTCTTTTTCATAATCAATTACATTAAATCGTTAAACCTACCACCTACTTGAACCGAGTCGTCTCCGTCCTTATGGTGTCTTTCTGGGACAAGTAAATAACTACCACCCTGCCATTTTTTATCAAATATCATTATAGATTTCTTTAAATCACTTTTATGCTCGTTAGAAACCATAAAATTAACAATAACTCTGTCTTCTTTCTTATCAAAAATACTATCAGGTAAAGAAGCAAGATACGCTTCTTGTCCATCTTTTGTCTTAATACTTTTTAATTTTGCCTGCTGTTCTTCAGAAAGTTTTTCCATGTCTATACCAGTTACATAAGCTTCTGTTGCAAAAGCTCCATAAGGAGATTGAACATAAGTAAAAGCTTTTTCTATAAATTTATGCATAACCTCTTTTTCCATATCAGGTGGAAGAGAATTAGTTGTAGGAATTTGTAGTTTACATGTTTTATTATTTCTTTCATAAAATACATGTCCTCTAAGTTCGAACGTTTCTTTCCCGCATTCTTGGTAAACCTTATTTAAGTGCATTAACACTTTACTTTGAAATTGTTTGTACTCTTTTTCCATAATTTGTGCAATAAAAAAGCCCGATAAACGGGCTATAAATTAATAATTTAGTTGAAGGATTAATCTTCTAATGTAGGGTCATCCTTTTGATTCATAAGTCTTGTAACTTCACTGATAATTTCTTCTTCTTTACCGTGAAACTCTTTTTTCCATTGACCAAGAACTTTACTTGGCCATATGTTGCTTCCTTTTTTTCTCATTTTATCCATAGATTTAAGCATCTTTTGTCTAGCTTTATACTCTTCATAAGATTCCCCCTCTTGTCTTTCAGGACGTATAGAAAATCTTATTTCATGTTCAAATGATTCTTCTTTACTCATAATATTGTACATATAAAACAAACAGGCTTCTCTATAAGGCAAGGATGTATCGAGGTAATTTTTATTTTACCTCTTTCTGGAAAAGTAATGTAATCATTTACAGATATATCAGGCCCGTCTTTAAACTCTATTTTATTAATAACCATTTCAGTTCCGTTATCATCGTAATGCACAGTAAATCCTTCGATATTATCAGTGCTAACACGCATAGTTCCATCTATCAGGAACTTAAAATTTCTAGACAATCCGCTACTATTAGTTATATTTATAACTCTACGCTTCATTTTGTTTTTCTACTCTTTTGTAAAACTCCATGTCTAAATCTTTAATCTTTGATAACAGTTTTCTTTCTTTAATTTTTGCTTTAGCAACAGTACCCACATCTAAAGGTGTCTTAGTTCCTACGTTAGCAAAAATAGATACACATTCTTTTAAAATCTTATCTATCTTTGCTTTTGTAGTCTTATTAGTGTAGTACTTAAAATTATCTCTTTTCTGTGCCATAGGCAAATATACTAAAAAATACCATTACCCAAAATAGTTTGTTTAATTTCTTTAACTTCATCTTTTACCTGCATAGTCTTCTTTTGTCTTTTTGCATAAGATTGACCACGTAGTTCAGGATGTTGTTCTTGTAATAAACGTTTAGCTCTTGTTGCAGAATCCCAGCTAATAAGTTTGTTAGTAGCCAGCATCCCAAAGAAACTAAAAGTAGCATCTCCTATGTCAATACCAGGAGTACTCATAATCTCATCACGCCACAAAGCAGCCATAAGCGCATTATTACTATCCCTTGTACTAGGATTATTTATTAACATTTTCTTTACTCTCTTTTGCAGAGAGTCATTCAAGTATTTTTTCGCCATCTGTTGCTTCTTTTATATTATTAAGTTGTTCGATTAATTCTTGGTTTTCATATTCTAGAGTTTCTACTCTAGCGGTTAGCATAAAGATAATATCATCTTTATTCTTTGAGTCTCCCATTTTCTCTATTCCTGCTGCCACACGGCAAGCATCAAATAAAGTTTGGTAACCTCTATCAACGTCATACAAATCTGTATGCACTTTAAATGCATGCAGAACTGTAGCGTGATCTCTTTTAAATATAGCACCTATAGTTATAGTTGAATAACCTTTGTTAAGATCGTTTACTAATACCATAGATATTCTACGAGCATTAACAATATCTCTTTGTCTATGCTTGCCCCTTATATTACTGATGGGTATACCAGTAACACGAGAGACAGTTGCTATAGCTCTGTGAGCTTCAGGTGCTATTTTAAATAGAGCAGCTTTCTTTGTCATAATATAATTAATTAGTTAATAACATGTATAGGATCGAAGCCACTATACTAAGAAATCCTACATACATAGCTACATAACTAGCTACTATAGAATGTCTCTGTTTACCTTGCCAACTTCCTTTTGGCCAGTCTTTTTCATCTTTCATAATAATGTGTTTTTAGAATATATATCTAATAGTATTCCAGGGAATAATTTTAGCGTGCAAATCTACAAAATCTTTTATAAACTCACGCTTCAATTCCACTTTATATCTTATGTTTTTACCACCATACTGAGATGTTTTAACTTCCTGAATGTCAGGACGCCACAACTGTAGCTCTGCTTTGCTGTAGCCATGTAATCCATTATACACATGCTTATCAGCGTTGTGTGTTAAGAATATAACTTCAGCAAGTACATCTTTCTTATGATAACTATCTACATAAGTATCTAGCATAAGAAACAAATCTTCATAATCTTTTAGCCACCCATCATATACTATGACAGGACTAAAGTTTACGTGTACATCATAGCCCGCCTCTAAGAATGCGTTGATAGCTTTAATCCTATCAATAATCTTAGAGGTATGTGGCTCATGAATGTCAGACATATGTTGAGGCATAAGGCTGTATCTGATTCGTATCTTTTTCTGTGGGTCAAATGTAACTAAGTTAGGATTTACATATTTAGTAGCAAAACTACCCATAGCAACAGGGTGATCTCTGAAAAACTCAAAGATTCTTTGCCAATCGTGATGTTTTGCATGCAATGCAAAGTCCTCGTTACAGGATATATCGTATGTTGTATACTCAGGATGTGTTTGATTTGGCTTATCTACAGGCGTAAAATACGCATGATTATTGACAGCTGTTAGTATATCTCCTGTATTATGAGCAATATTTAATCCCGTTGGCTTATGGCGCTTCATGTAACAATATGAGCAATTGTATAAGCAACCATGGCCAAAACTAGGACTAATAAAGTCTGTTGATCTACCAGACTCTCTAATTGTAAATGTTTTGCGTCTTACTTTCTCTATCATCGTCTAAATAAGTTATATCTAATTCCCACTGATGTTTGCTACGCTCTCGCCATACATCAAACGCTTGTTCAATATATTCAGTAGCTTCCCAATACTCCATGTCATTTACAGACATAAGTTGACTGATTACAACATCAAATCTACCCTTTATCTCAGCAAGACCAGGATGTTTAACTGTGTGACAGTCAGGACATAGTGCAATTAAACCTGTTAGTATTTGTTTTTTGTTAACATCATCGTAATGCCAAATCTCATGACATTCTACTGGCCATTTAGGACCTGTGCCTCTACATACTTCACATTTGTATTCAGCACTACGATAACATTCTTTACGAAGCCTATCCCATCTATCACTAGATACTTCGCTTCTTACATTTTTATACCAAACTGTGCTAGGTACTAATTCTATTGTTAGCTTTATTTTTTTGTTTTCAGCCATGGTATATTTGTTCTTTTATTAATAATTATTTCTTTATCTATTGGTAGATCACATAATTTATACTCATCTAATAAAGACTTTCTAAAAATATATACTGTTCTACCATTAATCTCTTTACATTGTAATATCCAATCTTTATACTTATACATAATAATAAAATAATAAATCACATCCCAAAAGTCGGGACAATATTCGGAAACATAGCGTTGCTGATTAATGTTATTAGGATTTGACGTGTAGCTACACACCATCGCACTAGAATATTATCCAATCAGTCTTGTAGGGATGTGATAAATTATTATTCAACTAACAATAACCTTAAAAGTTTGCAGGGAATATGAGGGACTCTAATGAGTATACAGTATGCCTTATTTTGTGGTTAAAACGGAAGTTCATCATACTCTAACAACTCTTTAAGATGACATCTATTAATACGGCCTATTGCCTTCCAAATCCCAATTGTTAGTATTATAAGAGCTACAGCCAAAAAGGATGTAAGTGTTCCCATATAAAAACTTGTAATAAAACCTGGTTCTAGTGCATCTAAGTCCTTTAATATACTGTCTCTTACACCTAATGATAAGGCGCTAATAAGAGTTACAAGAATAAACTTTAATATATATTGTACTATCTTTACATTGTTTACTATTATCTTCTTCATTTTAAATCTATTTTATTAACTTTATTTGCTATACTTTCTTTACTTTCTTTCATCTTATCTATTAAATAAGTCATTAAAGCTAATGACATTATATGCGACATCTTATCTAATTCTATCTTATGTGTTTTAGTTCTTATTTCTTTCTTTGATTTAGACTTGTTTAACATCTTTTCTAGTAAATCTTCAGGACTCATATCTGCTGACATTTTATCTGAATTGTCTTCTATTTCTTTCTTTGTATCTATATCAATTATAAGTGTAGCTGATACTACAGCATCTTCAAACTCTAATATATCTAATGAAGCATCATTTAGTTGTTGCATAAACGACTCTATTTGCTTAAATTCTTTTGTAAGCTTTACGAAATTATCCATTCGTAATTGCATTTGTTTTATGTCCATAAGATCTGTTGTTAGGATTAAATAATTTCTTCTTCTGAATCTACATATTCAGCTATTTTGTCTGGTGCTAGATTCTCATCAATAAGCTCTTGTAGTTCAGGATCGTCTACCATTTCTTTATACTGCTGCTCTTTAGCCATTAATAAACTCATTTGAGCTGTTTTAAATGTTATACCTGCAAACATCCACTCACCAGGAGTAGAGGGTTTAACACTATTTGTAAATACTTCTAAAGTTTCAGTCATAGTATCAAAGTTTGTATGAGTATCTACGAAGTCTTCCTTCATCCATGTCTCTACTTTTTCTCGGAATAACCTATTAACACCTATTGCTTCAGCAAAATCTTTTTTTGAATGATTATACATATCTTTTATTTTATGAGTTACACATTTATTTATAAGCACCCATCTTACCACTATGTGATCGTTGTTTGCCGTACTTTTTAGTTCTTTTGTCAATATACTTTTTCTTCGGTGTATTACTGCTACTTGCAGTCATGTTCCAGCCAAATTGTAAAGCAAAAGTATTGTACTGTTTTGTTTCTTTGTTGTATCCTTCCATTGTATAGTTTTTATATAATAGAAGAAGAGATGATAGTATCAAATAACACTATCAATTCTCTTCTTCATTATACCTTCAACAAATTACATCTTAAGCTTGTGGTGCTTCAGCTCCATCAAGTTCTACATTTGTAGGATTGATAGACATTTCTGTAGTTTGTGTAACTACAGTTCTACCTTGACCATCAAATACACGCTCGATTTGCTCGCCTTTAAGAACAACACAAGTAAATGTATCCACCATACGACCATTAATATCATAAGGTGTTACATTCTTTGTTACTATATCACCTGCAATTTCTGTGCCAACAAAGTTCTTAATGATCTGTGGATCACCTGCTTTCCAGAATGGAGCGCCTTGATTGTCGTACTGCTGTGATATTACTCTTGTTTTAACATCAGCAAAAGGATTTGCTGTGTCTTGAAACTTTGCAATATAATACTTACGAGGTTTTCTCGTAGGATCAGATTCCTTGGTTACATTCATTTTACCATTGATGCCGTTTGCATCTTCTGTTTGTGCTGCGTTTGCAGATGTAGATAATGATATACCTACTAATTTAACTTTTGCGTTTTCGTTTACGAAATTTGCCATAATTACTATTGTTTATTAAAATTACTAAATTGATTCCTATTTTTCAGGTATTCTTCGCCAATAATGACAATACCTTTTGCTTGATTGACTGTATATTCACAACCATTCAATACTATTTTCTCTTCTTTTGACAGAAGAGCTCTGTTTATTGCTTCTTTAACTTCAGGTATTTGACCTGCTTCTGCAATAAACATAACTGCTTTCATATGTCCCATACTCATTACCTTGTTAATTCTTTAAATGATTTAATATATTCGTATATATCTGACCTAATTTTACAAAATGACAGATAACTTGTAGAATCCTT